CTTCCCACTCATTTGGCTGAACGGCAAGTATTTTTGATTTAATATGACCATGTAAATAACGCTTAATACATGGTTTAAACTCTCTAAACCGCTTGGAGGCCTGCAAAATATCATACGTGACTTTAATTCTCTTAATCTCATTTTCAGGCGTATAGGTTGCGTAATCCATGAGTTTACCAATAAATGCCAACCTATATTTAAGTGGCAAATAATGAAGATTTAAGCCTAAAAAGCCATCTGGATATCTTTGTAATGCCAATACCAAAGGAAACTTATCATAATACGGTAAATCATCTTTACCTTTTGGGTCATAAAAGAAATAATACAAATAACCCAACATAAATTTATTAGTTTGTCTAAATTCTTCACGAGCAATCGCACCAGGTACAGAAGATAAACCTCTTAAATTTTGAATCTTGTTTAATAACCATTGAACAGATTTTTTGGATAATGCTTCCAATTCTGCTGGTTTTTGTTGTGCGAGTGTCGTTAATTTAGATGCCATATTCTATTTAGTTGATGCCTAGATGTTCTTCCGTTAATACTTTAAACTCCCAACCACGGTCTAAACAGTATTCATTAGCAGCTTTCCATTTAGCCTGATTGACACCATAAGTTACAACCTCATTTACATACTGCTTAGTCATTCTTTGTCGTGGTTCGGGTGGTAAAGTTTGTTTTTTGGGCTTTACTTCAAGCATCATAGTCTTGAGTTTACCTTCTTTAGTTCTTATTTTAACTAAAAAATCTGGAAAATATCTATGTCTTTTACCATCAGCTGGTGATATATAAGGAACAATCAATTCTTCAGAAGCCCAATTAATAATATCGTCATTATTGTCTAACCAATGCATTACTTTCGCTTCCCAACTCGAGCGATAGACAATATTTGTAGGATCCCCAATATATTTTTGAGGGTTACGAGGTTTAAATAGTCCAGAATATGCCATAAATAGTATATATTCAACAAAAAAGGTTACCATGGCTTTTACAGTAATTCCTACAAATATTGGTGGTGTCAGTTTAAATTCCTTAGCTAATCCTTTGGCTTCACTTCTAAATGGGACACCTTCAGCTCAGGTAATGACTTATCCATCAGATTTGGGTTCAAATCCTGCCATGGGACATGCGGTCATATTTCAAGCATATGATTATAAAACAGGATTAGGAAATTCGGCTGCAAATTTTGTAAATCAACTTGGTGCTGGAATTTCAAATGCTATTAGTGGCGAAAATGCATCTTTACCTACTGCAGAAAGTTTTTTAAATAATGTACAAACTGGATTAGGAAAAATTGCAAACTTAGGCCTAAAAAGTTTAACAGCAAGTCAGTATACTCCGTTAACACAAGGAGCGCCATTAGCCACAATTAATTTGTTTATGCCAGAAGAATTGCAAGTAGAATATAATGCAGACTGGAATAAAGTTAGTTTAACAAAAGAATTAGGTTTAGCGGGCATAGCCGCAACTGCTTACTCAGACATAAAAGCAAATGGTCTTAGAAAAGATTTAGTAACTCCTTATGCAATCAAAGCCGCATCAGCAATAGCATCAGGTGTTCTTGGTCAAGGAGCCGCCTTAGCTGCTCAAGCGGCAGGTATTGCAATGACCAATCCACAAACTCAGTTACTATTTCAAGGTACTGATTTACGAGAATTCACATTACAGTTTATTCTTACACCAAAAACTTCATCTGAAGCACAAACAGTAAAAAATATTTGTGATTCTTTTGCTTATTTTAGTTTACCTGGTTTATCAGGAAGCCAAGTCGGTGGTAGTGGTCAATATTTTACTCCACCACAAGTATTTAAAGTTCAATTTCAATTTCTAGGTGGAACTGGAATAACAAATACAATTTCTAATGCAATCTACTCTGCATTGAATAGTACAGGATTAAATGTTTTAACAAATGTTTTAGGTAACGGAGGTTCTTCGTTGATAACAGGAGGTAGTCCTGCTAAAACATTTACAATAAAAGATTGTGTATTACTAAGTGTTGGTGTTGATTATACACCAAATGGTTGGGCAACATATCAAGATGGTTATCCTGTACAAACAGTATTGTCTTTAAGATTTAGAGAATTGACAGTATTTACTAAAGAAGATGTAAATAATACTGCTGTCAAAAATAATTATTCATCTACACAATTTACAGATTCAATTGTAAATAACATATCACCTAGTAATGGCCCAATAGTTGGCACAGGAGATTTTTCTACAGGAATTTCTTCAAATGGAACAGGCATAGGATAAAATACAATGAGATACTTTAATTCTTTACCTTATCTTATAACTACCGATTATAACGGTAATACATATGCTCTTAAAAATTTATTAATCCGCACAGAATTAATACCACAACTTGCAAAAAATCCTTTGATATTTTATCAATATGCTTTGCAAGATGGTGATACTCCAGAAATAGTTGCGAACAAATATTATAGTGATTCATATAGATACTGGATTGTTTTATATGGTAATTCTAATATTTTGGATCCTCAATTAGATTGGCCATATTCAAATCAACAATTTCAAGCATATTTAATTGATAAGTATTCAGAAGCAGCAGGTGGTGCAGAGAATGTTTTAGGTTACACACAATTTGCATTACATCATTATGAAAAAGTAACGACCACAATCGATAATGATAGTGGAACAACAGCAATTAAAACTGTTGAAATTGATGCAGACACTTATCATTCAATAGTACCCTTTACACAAACACAAACTTTTCCGGATGGTTCTTCTGTAACATATACATTATCAACAAATCTTGTAACAATATATGATTATGAATACAATGCAAACGAAGCAAAAAGAAATATTAATATAATCAATTCTAATTTTGCAAATGCATTGGAAACACAATATAAAAATTTAGTGAGCAAATAATATGGCAACAAATAATAGTGTATCCGGCACACAATATGTGCGCTATCCTAGTGATTATAATTTAAAACAATTAACACTATTCACATCAATGATTGGGGATAACTCTGCCATTGATTTGATGACATTTTTGCTTGAAATTAATTTGTATGAAGATATTTACAGTTCTTCTATTACAGGAGAAGTTGTAATAAATGATGCTTTAGGTTTGATTTCAAACTACCTTTTAAATGGTACAGAATTCATACAAATACAATTACAAAAAACTAGCAAAGATGATGTATACATTTCTAGAAATTATAGAGTGTATAAAATATCTAAAAGACAAATTAGTGATAGTAACCAATATGAAGTTTATGTTTTAAATTTTTGTTCTGAAGAATTATTGATATCAGAAAATTACCGTTTGTCAAAATCAGCAAAAGGTAAAATGATACATGAAATTATCATTGATGTATTAACAAATTACATAAAAACAAAAAAAGACTTCTATTGGGATCCAACCAAAGGCATATATGATTTTATACTGCCCAACAAAAAATTATTTGAAACAATAAACTGGTTATCAACTTATGCTCAACCACTTAGTGGTTCTAGTGCTGATATGCTTTTTTATGAAAATTCTCAAGGTTACCATTTTCATTCATTACAAACTTTATATTCACAAAGCCCGTATCAAATTTATAAATTCGACCCTAAAAATATTAGCAATACACCTGGAAGAATTGATATACAAGAACAGTTAACAAATGCTTTTGATTTTGAGATGTTGAATTTTTTTGATACACTTGATGCAGCATCAAACGGAACTTTTGCCAATAAAGTAATTGGTGTTGATATATTGACAAGAACAATTTATAATGGAACTTTTGAATATAATAATTATAATGGAAAATTGTTAAATTCACAAAAATTAACAAATGGTTATCAAGATAGATTAGGTGCAACGATAGGCACCGTTGCGCCAGTTATTCCTGCTGGATTAGAAACAGGCACACTTAGAATGTCACCTTCTAATAAAGATGAAAAGAAAAATGATTATATCACACAAACAGTAGGTGGTATTGACACGGTAGCAAATGATATTATGTTGGAAGTTTATTTGCCAAATCGTGTTTCACAGTTGGCACTAGCTAACTACATGAGGATAAAAATAACTATTCCTGGCGACCCAAATATATTAGCTGGTTCAGTTGTAACTTTTAATACTTTTGGAATCAGCCCTGTTACATCTTCACAAACAGGTAATCAAAGAACATTAGACCCTTTATATTCAGGTAATTATCTAGTAACAGCAGTAAGACATATCGTAAAAAACAATGGATATATAACTGTATTGGAAATGTGTAAAGATAGTGTTGGTGTTTCTTATTCAAATAATAATGATGGGTTACAGCAATTTATTAATGGAGTTCAAATATAATGAGAAATAGCTTCAATGGATTGAGTGGATTTGTTTGGTGGATTGGCCAAATTCCTGTAGGATCCAATGCTAGGTCTGACCCTTTGGTCCAAGGTCGTTGCCAAGTTCGTATTTTTGGATGGCATACGTTAGATAAAAGTGCTTTGCCTGATTCCGATTTACCTTGGGCTCACCCAATTTTACCAATTAACAATCCAACTGTTAATAACCCCGACAAACCTAAAGAAGGCGCTTGGGTTCTTGGATTTTTTATGGATGGAGAATCTGGTCAATTTCCAATTATGTTAGGTGTTTTACCTGGAATTACAGCACCAACTGATTATATTACTCCAAATCAAAATGATACTTCAAATCAAGGTTAGGGAGTATAAAATATGGCAACAACTGCAACAGTAGAATTATTAGACTCGAATGGAAATCCAGTTTCAATGGGTACTTCATTAGAGCAAGCAATATCAGGTTCAAATGTGACTGAAGGTCCAGACGCACCGGCAATAATTGCGCCCAATTCAAATAATCTTCCTCCTAGCACACCATCAGATGTAAAAACTCCTTCAAAAACTCCGGATAATACAAATGTGTATGTGGCGGGCCTTGGTAATAAAACTGATAATGCTATTACACAATCAAATAAAAAATTAGCACACGCATGTGATTCTAGCACATATGTTGGTAAAGCGATTGCTCAAGTGGGAGCATTTGGTGGCCAAATTGTACAGGTTATTCGTAATGCTATTAAGGCAATTTTAACATATTTTGGAGTTAATCCTTCATCTAGTGGTTTAGTAAGTCAATTAAAAAAAATTGCTCAAGATATTAAAGATGCTGCAGTTTTTATTAAAAAAATTACCAATTATATCACTCAATTTATTTCTTATATTAATGCAATTAAACAATTATTGGCTTATATTTTAAGTTTACCTGCTGTATTACTCGCTTATTTTAAAGATTGTATTGCTACATTAAGAAAACAATTAGTTGCTGGTTATCAGTCGGCATTAGATAATACTCCGGATCCTTCAGATTTGGATATTAATCAATTATCTGGTGCTATTAAAGATGTTCAAAGTTCTATTCAACAATTTACACAAGCTACGGCGGCAGTAGTAACTGCTACTGTTACAGCTGGCGCTTCTTTATTGACACCAACACAAGTATCTTCTGGAAATACACAACAACAAGCAGCAGCAACACAAGCAGTATTTGCTGCAGCAGGTTATTCTTCAACTAGCGGTAATTTTGCAAAACCTTAAAATGGCACAAATACAAGAACCACCTTCAGCGTATAACGGAAAATATCCTTATAACCAAACATCAGTAAGTGAATCTGGCCATGTAACAATGGTTGATGATACTCCTGGTTCGGAGATTATGCGTTGGCAACATAAAGCTGGGACATTTACAGAATGGCAACCTGACGGAACAGAAGTTCATCATATTGTTGGCAAGGGATATTATATTACTGAGAGTGACGGTAATGTGATTATCAATGGTGCCTGTAACATTAGTATTGTAGGTCAAGCATCATTAACATTTCAAGATGACGTTTTTGTAAACTATCAAGGTAATGTCAATGAGGTAGCAGAAAAAGATTATAGCCTTCTTGTTAAAGGAGAATATTCAATTACTTCAACTGGTAATTTAAATTTAAATGCTATGGGACAATTAAGCGGAATATATGTTCAAGCTGGCGATAGAATGATTTTAAATACTGATTTAAGTGTTTCTGGCCAAGTTCTTGCTGACGATATACATTCACAAGGAGGTGTAACTGCAGGTACGGGTATTCACGCTGGTATTCCAGGTTCTGTAAATCCTGTTGCTGGCATTTCAACACTCGGTGGCGTCAATGTAGGTATTCCTGGTCCTACTGCTCCTGGTACTGTTAATGCTACTGTATCAGTTACTGCGCCCGCTATCATTGGTTCTGTTATTACCTATGGTGCAATTTTAATGGATCCAGAGGGTGGCGCACCATTAATTCGTTCAATTTACAATGCACATACGCATATAGACAGCAAAGGAGGTATCACTAAACCTCCTGTAGATCC